CTCATCAATGTGCCTCATCACCTCATAGATAAACATCTTCAAGTGAGCTACCTCTGTTACTATCGTTATATCCTCAATCGTCATACCTCAACAAGCTTTACTAAATCACCAACAGTCTTAACGTTACGGGCATCATCGGGAATATCCATCTTGAAGACGGTTTCCAACTCAATGATAATCTCGAGCATATCGAATGAATCCACACCCAAATCATCTTGCAACGTGGTATCATCGTTCAGCTCGTCCGTCTCGACATACATTTTGTCCGCTATGATACTATACACTTGGTCTCTTCTATTCATGCCTTACATCTGTATTTTGTTTGTTAAAAATCTTCTTCCACACGTTTGCATCGACCTCTTTCTGACAACATACCATTGTGATAATGTTGCCCCACCAATCCTTTGTAACTACTTTATACATACGAAATCCTCTACGTCCATATAGTCAATACCAAAATTCTCAGCCGCTTTCTTGTCAGAGTTAGAGAAATCGTTAGGCTTGCCGCTAGCATCACCGACCATCAGCATCAGCTCTTTCTTCCTTAATGATGGGAGCATAGTGAGCAAAGCCTCTTCGAACATACCCGTGTTGGGCTTACGCCTTGGGTTGGATTTGTCTGTGTCAGCGCAATAGTACGATGAAACGGCTACATTACAATAGACAAAAACAAAGAACTCAACCGCCTTCATCTTTGCCTTGAAATCCTCTTCTGTCTGATACTCGGGAATACCGCCTTGGTTGGAAACGATAACCACCCTCTGTAGGTCTTTCAGAGAGCGTATCTTATCTACGACCTCTTTTCTTATTTGGAAATCGGTTACGTCCCTAGGGAACGTATCACCCGACACCGTCTTGATGAGCGTGTCATCAAGGTCTATGAATAATACCTTTTTCTTGTTTATATCCATCTATCTGAAGAATTTGATTACCATCTACTAGCCCTCTAGCGTAGCCGCTATCGAACGCAGAAATATTCTGAATCGAGTCCTTTAGTGCTGCTAGGGAGTCAAAACGAATATTCTGCTTCTCTGCCTTTACACGATAATGCACCATCATCGCAACATGGTCAAAAGCAAAGGCTATACAGACGATAAGCAAGATTGTCTTCGGATATGTGTTCACCAACCTCTTAGCATGCTTATAGAGCCATACAGAGAGGCTTACAAGCCCCATGACCAAAGCATAGAGCGTGAGGTAAGCGAAAGAGCAAAGATTGCCAAACGCCATCTTCACCACTTTCGCAAAACCTTTAACATCCAATAACACCATCTTTTTCATGCCACAAAGATAAACATATTTTATTTACCGACAAAGAAAAAACGTATTATTTTAGACATTTTAACTTTTCAACCAAATGCCGCTGCCTTACATGAGGATATTCAAAGATAACAATAGCCTTGTACCACATGGGGTATTTCTCATTCAGAAAGTCCGAAACGATATTGTCATTGTTCTTTATCGCCTTGTTTGGGAAGAGGCTCTCATCCACCTCGAACTCAGAAAATCCGTCCTTAGCATAGACTTTTAATATACACTTTCTCATAATTACAGATATTGAAATTCATAACCACCTTTATAGACCCGTCCGCTCTTTGCACATCGGCATATATGCGATGACGGGATATTCAAGTCTTTCGAGCACTCCTTTATGGAAGGATATGTTCTTACCACGTAGCCGCCCCTAGTAACCAAGACAGCCTTTCTTCTACTCAGTGTTGCATTTAACGTACTCATTCAAACAAGCTTAACTCCTTTACCTTACGTCCGTTCTTAGTCTCATATTCACCCTTGCACACCTTATCAAAGCGTGCGCATCCTTTATCAAAGTATTCTTTATCAAGTTCACAACCCACGAAATCATACCCCATCTTGTAGGCAGCTATACGGCTTGACTGACTGCCCATCATCGGGTCAAAGATAGTATCACCCTCTTGTGCAAAGTTTCTTATCAGCCACCCGTAGAGCTCAGTAGGCTTCTGTGTAGGGTGAAACCGCTCTTTGTCTTGAGTATCGGAAATGAAACCAATCTGTCGCAGTCGGAAGATACGGACAACCTTTGACATGTTAGTCCAAGCCAATTCAGCATCGGCAAAGACACTCTTGTTCTCAGTGCCATCACACTTATCCCATACCAACCAACACTTAGACATCGGCAGTAGGTGTGTGAAATAGTTTCCGCCCCATATGATGACTTTCTCCCCGATACGCAGCAGCTCGTCAAAGAACGCCTTTTCGGGTATTTGGCTATCCAATTTGACATCCTCTAGCTCGGGTCTGTTATCACACACGCCCCACCCGTTCTTTCCTCTCGCATAGCTCACGCCATAAGGAGGGTCGGCAAGAACCAACTGAAACGCATTGTCGGGCAACGTCCTCATAAAATCTATACAATCACAATTAAACACTTCACTTCTCATACTAAAACAATGCTTGAGGGTTTTTCTTTTCTTCTTTTATTCTCTTGTTGATAAGGTCGTAATACTCATCATCTATCTCTGCGCCCACGAAATGCCTACCCGAACGGATGCATGCTAGTGCTGTCGTGCCGCTACCCATGAAAGGGTCTAAGACAATATCGCCTTTCTGTGAGCTTTCCTCGATAAGTATCTGCATAAGACTGACGGGCTTCTGCGAGTCATGGATATTCTCTCCATTAGCCTTCTTCGTCTTGACATTAGGAATAGTGATAATATCCCCTCTGCCGCAATCGTTGATGGGCACAGCCTTACCCTTTCGCAAGAAGATAATATACTCAAAGGCATTCATATAGAACGTGCCCATGATGAGATTTGTTTTGTTCCAAATAAGACATTTGATGAAATGGAAATCGCTCTCATCAATGACCTTTAGGAAATGCACGAGGTTGATATGGTTGCACATGATATAACAATGCGAGCCGTCCTTTAGCACCCTATAAAGCTCGGGAAGATAGGTCTCTATCTCTATGCCGTTATGCTCGAACACCTTGCCTTTCTTGTTGATATCCTTCTGCATCATGCCGCCGCTGTTACCCGCACTGCCACGTGCCGTTACAAGATACGGAGGGTCTGACACCACCAAGTCAACGCTCTCACTAGGAAGACTCCTCAACAGCTCCATGCAGTCGCCGTGAAAAATGCCATCTATCTTATCCATGCCTATTAACCCTTTCATACAATTCGTTCACCAATGCCAATGCCACGATGATTTTCTTTCTTATCGGTTGGTTGTTTGTGAGAATACCCGACAACAGATAGATATTACTGATATAGCTTGCCTTGATACTTCCTCTGTAGCCCTCTGTCATGCTCTTCAAGTTATCCATCTTCGACTTTGCGCACCTCAGCAGCATATCCAATACCTTTTCGATACGCTCTCTGTCATCACCATCGGAGAACGCTTCTTTCATTACCAACTGAAACATCTGATAGTCCGTAACGGGCTTCATATCCTTTTGCGCCATCATGCGCTTTTCTAATTGTGCTTTATTCATCTAAATCCAAACTTAATTGTTGTTTCTCTTCTGTTATTCTCTTTTCCGCCTTACGGAAATACTCTTCATTCTTCTCAAAGCCTACGTAATGCCTACCCTCTTTGATAGCCGCTACCGCCGTTGTACCGCTACCGATAGTAGCATCAAGTACCGTATCGCCTTTGTTGGTGTAGGTACGTATCAGATAGCGTATCAAGTCAACGGGCTTCTGTGTGGGATGCCACGTATCTGCAGTATGCTCTTTCGGGAAATGCAAGATACTGATAGGGTAGCCCTCTGTCTTTGACTCGGTGCTTACAGCCTCGAACTTGCCATAGCACTGATTTGTCATCTTGTTACCGCCCTTACCCCTTGCATGCGTATTACACGCCCTCTTCTGCGGGTTATAGGTAGGCTGTTTGCGATAGAACACCATGATATCCTCATGTGAGCGTAAAGGCATACGCTTTGCATTAAGAAATCCCGTTGAACGCCCTTTATCCCAAATCAGATTGTATCGCCAAATCTTAGGCTGCGACATCATCATCTGTGCCGTGAACATACCTTGCCCGAACAAGACGATAGCACCATTCTCTTTCGTCACTCGGAGCAGATGCGCCCATAACGGCTTATCGGGTATGACCCTATCCCATGCGACTTGCTGATTGTTCTTGTGCAGCACCTCGTAAGGAAGGTCGCAGATAACACAATCAATGCTCCCATCGGGTATGCCAGCCATCAGCTCTAGGCAATCGCCATTGTATATTCTATCAAGCTCTATCACCATAAGCCTTTTTTTCTTTGTTCCTCTTCCCAAAGGTATTGTCTATCCCAATCCTTGTAAAAAAAGCTGCATTTAAACACCAACCATGCAAAGCCTATACATAATTCGCTATGATTATAGAAATAGCATATACAAGGCAATACATAGACCTTATCCTTCATCACGTTCACATTATCATGGGCTCTCCACGTTCCGAAACGGACAACGAACCTTACAAGCTTATCGTTATCCCATTTCTCCCAACATATCTGCCGTTTCAGATGCGGCTTGACATCTTGACCATCCATGATACACGCTATCGTGTATATGATGAACGCCGCAAATATAGAAATTGTCAAAGTACCCATCCGCTTGATTTTTTGAAGTCCACACCGCCTTTCCCGTCCGACTTGAACGAACCGAAATGCTTTACCACCACTTGCTCACCGCTATTGACCAACATCTTTATATGGTCAAAGATAAGGTCATAGGAATAGCGCACGTCTTCGGGCTTCAACCCTAGCTCTTTTGCAATATCCTTGCACATTTTCATCTTGTAGTTTACCATAACCGAATTTATTTAATCGTCAAACAAAGACAACTGACCATAGTCATCATACTTCTTCACGTTCTTAATCTTCACCTCTTTCGTCTCCACGCCATCTTTCAGCAGCTTTATATATCCGCAGCATACGGGACAAGAATACCACTCATCGAACCTAGCATCGTAAACCTTATGAGTGCCATTACAGCAGTTAGGAACATACATGGCGTCCTTTGTCGGTGCTTTCTGTTCTTTGTATAACACCTTCAGACTCTTATCCAACAGATAGCAATACCTATGCTTTCTTGGTCGTTCCACCCATACGCCGTGCCTTTCCTTGGTATAGCCACGGAAATTCTTTATGCCGTCATCGGTGTAAAAGTCGCTCTTCTTATCCGTAAGCCCATAGTACTTGAAATTACATACTTGGTAGATACTGCCGACATGCCTAGATGCATCGGCTAGCGTTATCACCGCCTTAATGCCATGTTGTTTCAGCAGCTTCATCGAATTACCCAAAAGGAAAGACGTTGCATTCGTCCCATTAAGACATGGCAGCAGACAAAGCCTAGACAGCTCCAACACATATTGGCAGTCGTTCTTCAAGCCGAACCACCCTTTGAGAGCAACAGTACCTTGCGGGTTGGAGAATGTTGCGACCCCCACCAACTCTTCCGTGCCGTCAATAGCACGATAATACATACCATAGCCATGCACACAGAAAAACTTTGCATTGGCAAGATAGTGGTACTTTCTGACAAACGCATAGCACGTGTTCTTGTCTATCTCACGGATAGAAAAGATACTTCTTGCGCCCAATCTGCGTGTCTTAAAGCCTTCCAAATCAATATCACTAATCATCTTTCAGAACTTTTTTTATAATTCATTTCTTTCTGATTTCTCAACCACCTCTTCGGGTGTAAGCCCATTTTTCTCAATGAACATCTTGCGCATATCCAACAGCGACTTCACGGAAATATTGTATCTGTTCTCTATAAGGGCTTTTGCGCCGTCCACAAGCGTTTCTAACGGCTTTGGCTTGTAACTTATACCCCTTCGGTCTTCTGACCGCTCTACGACAAAGGAAATAGGCTCTCCTTTCGCTTCTTTCTCTTTCCGCCACTCTTCATACGACAAGGTTGGCTTTTTCTTCTGCTCTTCTATCGCCTTCTTAGCCTTGAACTCTTCATAGTCCGCATACACATCTGACCGATACACAAGGAACTCTCGGAACGCCCTTGTAATAACCATAGGGTCAACAGTACCATAGAACTGCCCATACTGACCTAGCTTGAACTTCTTGCAGAACAACATAAACTCTTTCACCTTTATCCATGGGTATGATGTGGCTATCAACTGAGCCGTTTCGCTTATCTGTGATTCCGTGAACTTATCCTTAGCACCGCAGAACTCCGAAAGGTTGAACAACTGAGGAACAAGAAACATCGCCGCCGTATTCTTACCATAAGTGGCATTAAGCTCTGTCAGTGTCGGCGAATCGCTTAGTATAGCCATTGTCTCATCTTGACACAACTCATACTGCCTATTGGGAACAAAGAACATTAGGAAGTGGTTTCTATCCCCAAAGGTTTTAATAATCTCGTTCTTCTTCTGCAGCAAGGTTGGCGATAACTCTTGCAGCCCCCTCTTGCCTTCGCAGTAAATCATTAGCTCGTTGCTCATCCCTAGACAAATTATTGTTGTTAAACGTTGTTGTTCTGTTATCGTAATTACCTTCTAATACCTTGGGGAAATTATTAGGCTTGAATAGCCAATCAAAATCGGCAGTCCACCCTCTGTTATTCTTTCCATTCAGAAAATCCGATGCCGCAGCTTTACGGATAACCTCTTCTACCGCTTGATAGCCATACTCACGCAATCTTGCTCTCATGCTCTGCTTACGTTTATCCGTAAGCCTTGATATGGGCTTGATAGCCTTGTTACTCATAACAGCATTATAGAGAGAAACGATATTATCCAACTCTGACTCCTTTTTGTTCGAAAGTGTACTTTCGACTTCAATAGATACGTTAGTATCTTGTTTTCTCTCTGTTATATATATATCTTGTTTCTCTATATTATCTCTTTTATTTAGTGTGGGGTTTTCTCCGTGTCGGGAAAAGTCCGTGTCGGTATTTTCCGTGCACGGTTTTTTCCGTGTCGGTATTTCTTTGTTTGCCTTCAGTGTATATACAACCGACCCAAACTGCCCCTTCTCATTAGTACCCTGCTGCCCTTTGGTTATCCACCCACTCAAAGCAAGCTCATTAAGGTACTTTCTAAGTGTCTCCACACTATACCCCAACTCATTTGCCATCGGCTCAAGCAAGAAATCCCAACCTTCGGGCTTACAAGCCATATAGACATACACAAACCTAGCTCTGTCTGATAGTGTCTTATCAAAGACAAGGCTTCTAGGAACACTTTCGTAATTCTTTAATTCGCTTTTAAAATTACCCATATCATTAATTGTTAATCGTTTTGCAACCTTGCTTTCAACATAGTATTTCTTTTAAGCACCACCATGTTCTTGATGGCACGTCCCAACGCCCTAGAGTCACCTACGATGATACACAGCTTCTTAGCTCGTGTAACAGCCGTATAGACGAGATTACGCTGCAGCATGATATAATGGCTCATAAGCAACGGAACGACCACCACGGGGTATTCTGAGCCTTGTGACTTATGGATAGTGGTCGCATACGCCAATGTAAGCTCGCTCAAGTCCTCACTCTCATAGACAACAGCTTGGTCGTTGAAATTCACCCTCAGCATACGCTCTTCGGTGTCTATGAAGTCGATAGTGCCAACGTCACCATTGAACACGTTCTTATCATAGTCATTCTTAATCTGCATGACTTTATCACCGCTACGGAACTTGTACTGCCCGACTTGGATATACTCACCCTCGGGGTTCACCGCCTCTTGCAGAGCATTGTTCAGACTGACAGTACCCGCCTGCCCGTTCTTCATCGGCACTAGGACTTGCATATCATCAATAGTGTAGTTATATGCGTTAGGTATTCGGTTCTTGATAAGGTCAACGATACTATTAGCTGCCAACTGAGCATCCTCTTGCTTGATAAAGAAGAAATCCGTATCTTTGCCGTTTGACACATCGGGATATTCGCCCTTGTTAATCAAGTGGGCATTGGTCACGATACGGCTTGTAAGAGCTTGTCGGAAGATACGTGTGAGCCTTACCACGGGCACGACACCCGAATCAATGACATCCCTCAGCACGTTACCCGCACCGACACTCGGTAATTGGTCTATATCACCTACGAGTATCAGCCCCATCTTCTCGGGAATAGCCTTCATCAGCGAATGCATCAGCATGACATCTATCATCGAACTCTCGTCAACGATAAGCACATCACCATTCAATGGGTCATTCTCATTCTTCGTGAAACCTTTGTCGGGCATATATCCTAGCAGTCTATGGATAGTCTTTGCATCCTTACCCGTTGCCTCGCTCATACGCTTTGCGGCACGACCCGTTGGAGCAGCACAGAGGATAACCTTGTCTTGCATCTCGAGGGCAGTAATGATACCTTGAACGGTTGTTGTCTTACCAGTGCCCGGAAGTCCCGTAAGCACCATCACCTTTGAGCGCATGGCTTGACGGATAGCATCGGCTTGTATATCGTCATAGTCCATCTGCGTTTTCTCGGAGACAGCCTTAATATCCACCTCTTTGTTCGACACACTACCCGACTTCAACAGCAGCTTCATCTTCTCTGCAATCCTCAGTTCGGAATAGTAGTACATCGGAAGGAAATACTTTTCATCTTCTTCTATAACCTCGAAAGCGAACGTCAGCAGCCCTAAGCCCTCTTCGATAGCCGCCTCATCAGAGCCTAACAACTCTTTGGCAGTAGCCATAAGCTGAGACCTTTCGGCATAGCAGTGCCCGTCATTGGATAGCTGCGACAGCGTATATAGAATACCCGCCTTACATCTACGGACATCATTGAGCCCATAGCCAAAGGAACGGGCTATTTGGTCAGCCATCTTAAAGCCGATACCCGTCACATCATCAGCAAGCACATAAGGGTTTTCTTTAACCGTCTCAATACTCTTATCGCCGTATTGTCTGTAAATCTTTACCGCATAGGCGGGGCTTATATCATGCCCTTGTAGGAAAAGCATAATCTCACGAACCTCTTTGTTCTTACCCCACGAGTCCTTAATCCTCTTAACCTTATCCTTGCCTAAGCCCTTGACCTTAAACAGCTCTTCGGGATTATTATCCAAGATATTCAGCGTGTCCTTGCCGAAATGCTTGACAATAAGCTTTGCCGTCTTCTTGCCTATGCCCTTGATACAACCGCTAGAAAGATAACTCTCGATACCTTTCTCTGTAGCGGGCAGCTCTTCATACCATTTCTGTACGGCTAGCTGCCTACCATACTTTGTAGTCTGCCACTCACCTTCACAAACAAGCGTAGCACCGACAGAAACGCCTTGAAACGTACCCGTTATCGTATGATAGACGAAACCACCATCGACAGACACTTGAAAAACTGAATAGCCGTTTTCTTCATTTCGAAAAACAACCCGTTCGATTACACATTTTAATTTATCCATGACTAGAAACACCAAGAGAAGGATAAATACTCAACGCTTCTACTCGTCTTTCTTCACCCCTCTCTTTTTCGGTGTGTATTTTATTGTTCTGCGCCTAGTGTAGAAGTCAACGCTAAACCTTTATTCTGAGTGCAAAGGTATATAAAACTATCAACACTAGCAAATTTTCAGCCGATTTATAACATTAATTAAGAATTAGATTCTTTCTTTCACTTTCTTCTTGCTCATTAGCGTCACGTAACGCCTCCTCGATAATCTCTTTCGCCGTTTCATAGTTTGTGCATAAAGCACGTATGGAATTATAGATTAAATCACCTTCACAATGCACTATAGATAGCACTGCGTGGTCTTGCTCCACGAAACACATATAGCCCTTATCTAAATCGGTAAGTGCCTTTTCCAACTTCTTCTCTTTATCGCCCATACTACTTCAATTTATCTAATCGCCCATACTGCTTCAATTTATCTATTTGCCTTATACGCTCTTCACAGTCATGGATTATCTTCTCATAATCCAACCTACGAGGGTCTGTTTTCTTGTTCCTCAGCACACGCTTGACTATATCCGCATCCCAAGAATTAAGATTATATTCAAGCCACAAAGTCCATGCTTGAATGATATGCTCCGAGTAATCGGATTCACCAACATTGCTACTACGTACGTCATTGGGGATAATGCCCAATATATCAAGCTGCTCGTACAGCTCATCACTTATCTCTTTCATCTTCAAATATGTTTAATGAATAATAATCTTGTCTTTCTCTCTTATACTCTTTCTTAGGGTGTCGTTGCTTATAGATTTTTTGGCAGTCCTTGCAATAGCTCTGTATCTTCCCTTTGGAGATATAGAACTCAGATATATCCTTAACCCTCTTGCAGTAAGGGCATTGTTTCTTCGGCATATAACCGCCAAAAATATCTTTCTGCATCACATTTCCTTTTTCAATTCCAAAACTTTCTCTGCGAAATACATATACCTAGCTTTTAACTCGTCCACATCCCATTTCTTGGATTCATACTTCTGTTTCTCCAACTCTTCCACACGCTGCTCACCCATCTTCTTGATAAGCAACAGCTTCTTGTCGTTAGGAAGGCTCTGTGCGACAACACTTCTGTCAACTATCTTACGTCCTAGCTTTAATATCAGATTCTTCCGATACCCTAGCAAATGGTCGCCCTGCAGCCTATTGCATTTGCTACACTCCGCATGGACGTTGTCCTCCTCCCACCTTAGCGGCATACAGTTTCGGCTTACAAAATGTCCCGCATCAAACATATCATAAGGCTTTACTTTACCGCAAGAGATACACCTACACCCTTTGAAATGGAACTCTTTAGAATCCCTCAAACGGATATATAATGAGAAGACCCTATCAAGCTTCTCTATCCACGTCTTACGCTCGTCTGAGCCACGTTTCCGTTTTGTCTTTTTTTTATTCTTACTTATAAACATAACTCTTAATTAGAAAATCCCGCCCTATTCTCACGAACGAGGCGGGCAAACTTATAAACTCTCAGAAACAATCCCCTTAACGGGTTACTTCCTTTGTCTCGCAGACAATGATATCTTCGATGACTGTCTCATGAACGCTTTCGACAACATAGTCTGCCATGCTGTCGTGCATGACCTCATCAAACACCTTCTGAGCTCCCTCGATAGAATCTGCCTGTACGAGATATGTTACCTTTGACTTCTTCTGCTTCTCTGTCTTCTCATCAATGGTGATAAACGCCACCTTCAGCTTGTAGAACTTCTCGCCTTCGGTGAGGAACACCTCCTTGTAGGCGGCTTTGTTCTCAGTCAGCACCTCAAACTCACCATGGTAGTTGTCACCCGCATACTCGTTGATACGTGTCTCACACTCACTGAAAGACAGAGCGTCAACAACCAAAAGGCTATTCATCTTCACTTGTGTACCATCTTCCGTTGTGCTCTCGTGTCTTACCTTAGACTCAAAGAAATTACTTACAATACTTTTCATAATCTTTATGTTTAATAATTAATTGAAACAACCTAACTTCTCATTACGCTTAACCTTCCGTTTGAACTTCATGCAAAAGCCATACTTCCGACACATAGCGTCTGAAAAAGAGTGGCAATACTCACATGTTTCTTTGTCGTAATTAACCTTTCTCATCTTATATCGACTTTCTAAATTAGTGGGCTTTGAGGGTATTGAACCCCCGACCTTGACATTATGAGTGTCCTGCTCTAACCAACTGAGCTAAAAGCCCGTATTATAGTTAGCTCAATCGGATTCGAACCGATAATAACAGAACCAAAATCTGTTGTGTTACCATTACACCATGAGCCAGTATGTAGGGGTAATAGGACTCGAACCTATATACATTTCTGTGCTTGCTTTTGAAACAAGTGCGTCTACCATTTCGCCATACCCCCATACCCCGCCGCTGCGGGACTTGTTCTTTGTCGAACTAATAAGCTTAAGAATTTTATCACATTTTATAGTGGAGGGGAGACGGACTCGAACCGCCGACCATACAGCTATAGCGCAAAGCCTATAAGTTACTGCTGCTCTACCAACTGAGCTATCCCCCCATGCCCCACCGCTGTGGGAATTATGAAATTTAAAGTTATAAATATTGCTATTCGTTTCACAACGTTTTTTGTGCCCCGAAAGGGAGTCGAACCCTTACGCCTTACGGCAAATGCTCTTAAAACATTCGTGTCTGCCATTTCACCATCAGGGCTACCTCAATATGCCAAAGAAATACATCAGTGCAACGTGTGGGATTCGAACCCACGACCCGCAGATTAAAAATCTACTGCTCTGCCTACTGAGCTAACGTTACGGATTACCTTGCACACCGCCATGTCGTCACAGGCAACATCCCCAAGGATTTTAGGAGAAATCCACCCACATGCTACCCTTTCGGTCTTTTTGGGAATTACACCGATACTATCACATGCTTTAGTCCCGCTTTCTATATAGGTTGCGCCCCTTAACGCTTCCAAATGTACTCACTCGTGGTGCGTGTGCTGATACAAGACTTGTAGTCGTATGGAGAATCGAACTCCAATTATGAGAATGAAAATCTCACGTCCTAACCATTAGACGATACGACCTTGTTTTTTTCAAAGAACTCACGACCAAAAGGTCTTTTGGAAACCTATACGGCTTTCACAAGTGGTATAGGTTGAATATCTCAAATCTAATCAATGAAAAACTGTTGTATCTAAAGGAACTCACGGTTTTCCTCGATTATCTTCTCTGCGTGGAGCATAAAGGCATAGTCCGTGGAGTCGGGGATATATATCTGATACTCGAAAGAACAGAAATTGCGCCATCGTGTGATTGCCAACGACAACTCACCCATATCCAACTCGTCCATATGACGGACGTAACCTATTTCTTCACCTTTTCTGTTAAGCTTTTTTTTGTAGAAGATATCGTGGTTCACCCTATTCTTGAAATACTCCATTTCCGCTTCGTACTTCGAGATGCCATACTCTGCGGCAAAATAGCCTATGCAGACGAAAGCAAACCTAAGCTGCTGCCCGCTTTGATGGGGCTTGAGGGCTTTCAGCTCTGCGCCGAAAGCACTCTTACCCTCTGCCTCTGCTTTCTCACCCCTTGCTGAGTGCC